GCCTGCATGTGTCCTACATTGGCGGGAAAGATTCGGACGACCGCTCCATCCAGCAGAGGCAAGCCATCGCAGGGGTGCTGCTATCGTGGTTGCAGAAATATCCCAAGGCCCGCATTTGTGGACACAGGGACTTCCCAGGTGTAGCGAAGGAATGCCCCCAATTCAATGCGGAGAAAGAGTACGGTTACCTGTACTTGACCGCCAACGATACGCAGGAGGGATAGTTTGCGGAAGGTAGCGGAATCCGCTACTTTAGGCGTACGATTTCTTCGTACTAGTACAACCTATCCGCAGGAGTGAAGGTGGCGTGCAGTTGCAGTTCGGGACCCTTGTTGTCTTTGCTTGCGTTCCTGCTGGTTTCAAGTTTCATCCAATATCCGCCCAAAGGCTTCGGGCCTCTTCCTCGCTCAGTATGAAAGCCCATGTAGCCCCCGCCCCATTCCTCCTTGTAAGTCGCCGTGCGCAGTTGGTGAATAGGTTTTTGAAGGAGCGTCTTCGTGGAGCGGTCATAGCGGTGAATCATGTTTTGGTGGTAGTAGAGTTCGTGGACATGGCCCATCCAAGTGAGGTCGTAGCCTTCGGTGCTTGCAAGTAGGCGTTGGTCTTGAATGACCCCCTTGGTGACGGGTCCGCCACCCCCTGCTCCGTGGTAGTAGTGGACCACGAAGTTGACCCCCCGAAGGTTGTCGTGTTGCACTCGGATGTCTATCGTGCCGCCGTAGCCACCAAGTTGAACGGTTGTTCCCGCCTCGTAGTTTAGAATGCTGGTAACGGCCAAGAGCGGGTCAAATTCGGTATGCTTGATGATGCTGGTTTCGTGGTTGCCGTATCCGATTAAAAGGATGTTCTTGGCGTATGGCTTAAGCCAGTTGGCCGCATCTTCGGTGACGGCTTGCAGATAGTTGTTGACTTGATGTTCGGAGCGCACTCCCGACTTGTCAGCCCGTTTATCATAACGGCCTCCCATCAGGCAAAGTGAGTCCCCATTTAGTATAATGGCGGCATTCCTGCGCAAGGCTTCGTCCAAATGATTTTTGAGCAAACCCCTATCGCAATGAGGGTTATCCCAATGCAGGTCGCTGATTAAAAGAAACTCCTGCCCGCTTTGGCAGGTGACTTCGTGGATGTTGCGGGTGTGCTTAGTGGTTGGTAGAATCATTGCATGGCTTTTAGTGTTGCGTTCTCGGATTCCAGCGTATGGATGGTAGTTTCCAAACACTCAATCCGTTGACGCAAAACTACAAGTTCATTGCGTAATTCAGTCAACTCTTTGTTTTGTGCTTCGGCGGTTGCCTGCCACATAGCCAGCACCGCTTGGGCTTGCTTGACCTGGAGGCTATCCGCCGTGAAGCGTCCCCGTGTCAGCCAAGCAACTGCACCCCCGACGATTGCGGAGATGGACCCAATGATAGTGGTTTCAATCAAGTTCACGCCTTGGGTGCTTCGGGTTTAGCCTTTACTTTCTCAACGGCCATCCAACCTACTGACAACAAAGTAATTAACGCACCGATGATTTCTTGCAGGGCGGTTGCGTCAAGTAATCCTTTGGCGACGAGTGTACCTCCGATAAATGTTAGCAAGTGGCGGAGCAGAGCGATGACGGCTGATTTCATAAGGTTGGGTTTGTTAGGGTTGCGGCGGAATAGTCCCATGGTTGGAAATGTTATTTGCTTTGCGGTGTTGCAAATTCTTTGTAGTCAGCGGCGTATTGCGCATCCCATCCGAGGAACGAATGCACTCCGCAAGGCGTGGGCCACACGATGTATGGGGCCAAGGAATCGGGATAAGCGTCTTGAAATAGTATGTCAAAGCAAACCAGTCCATCCAATTCTCCGAGGGGAACGGCCGTGTCAAGCGGTTGCAGGGATGCGAGCAACTTGTCAGCGGTTGCTTGGTTGGGGAATGCGAACTTGCGGAAGGTGGCCATCGTTAGATGGTTGTCAGCGATTGGATTTCAGCGTTGGTGAGCCTTGTGGTGTAGATTGCTAACGAGCGGATGCGGTCGTTTAGTTCGCTCCCTGCCGTTATGTTGCTACCAACACTCACTCTATTAAATGATGCCCCAAAAGTAAACGTGCCATTTGCGGTTAGGTTTGCACCATTGACACAAAGAGCAATTTCTCCACTCTTGTAGGCAAAGGCTATTTTTAAAATTCCTGCCGTAAATGTTGCGCTTGATATGTTAATTGTCCCGCTTGTTGTTGGCGCAGTTATGGCTGAACGAACACTGTTTGTATTTAATTTCCGCAAAGAAACGATATTCGTTGATGCACCATCGTCAATTCGTATGAAGTATGTTTCAACCCCCAAGTTCCTAACATCCACCTCCGCATAAATCGTCCCCTCGGTCTGCCCGATGGACCCGCTGACCGCTCCGCTCACGGAGATAACATCTGCGCTTCGGCTACCGCTTGCGGCGGTGGTGGCGATGGGTGATGTAGCAACAGGCCCGACCTCTCCTTGGGTAAAGTCCACCTCAATAACATCGCCACTGACCGCCATGCGGAATCCAATTATTCCACTTGCAACCGTTTGAGCGGCACAAGCGACTTGGGTGTAGAGGGATGAAATCGTAACGGTGGTCCAAGTTGTGCCGTTATTGGTTGTCATTTGAATCGCACCCGTCCCCGTAACACGGCGAACATAGGCCGAAAACACACGGCTCTGCGATGCGTGGGAAATGGCTTGGAGAACCGTTCCACTTGCCGCCGTAGCGGTTAAAGTTGTGGCCCCCGATGCAACGCCATCAGCACCGACTGCGTTCTTTGCTCTGGTTACATTTGTCCCCGACCAAACGGCGTTGGTAAGGTCACGGGAATGCAATGCCAAGTTCGTCGCCGCAGGCTCCACCAATAAAGCAGGACACCCCGTCACGCCGCCGCTGGTGTAGTAGTCCAAGCGGGGGATTCCCGACGCTACGGATGCGACCAAGCCAGCAGAATCAAACCGCCTTGCCTCGGTGTTGCGGGTAACGGTGAAGTCCCCTGCCCCGCTGGTTGGGATTTGGGAGTATAGTTTCCCCGTCTTGAATCGGGCGGGGACTATGAGTAGTGAAGGCGTGGGCATTCTTAGAAGTTAAATAGAATAGCGAATCGGGCTTGCAGGCAACCGCTGACGGCGGCTTCTGCCGCTGCTGCCCCGTCGGTCGTAGCACGGGCGTTGAAGGCAGCCCATGCCGCAGCCGCAAGGCCACCTTGCAGCATATTGGTCGGATAGCCGTAGCCGTAGCCTATCAGCATGGTTAGAGGAAGGTGTAACCGATGACTGAACCTGCCGATGGCGTTACCGCCGTAATCTTGCCGCCGTTGCGACCCGAAATAACTATCCCAGCGGACACGGACTTGCTCGCAAGGTTGTAGGCGGAGCGCAAATCCTCGCTGCCCGTACCCGTCAAGGTCGTAAAGGTTGCGGCCACATTGACCACAATGAAGTCGTAATTTTTGCCCGTAACGGCAGCGTCCACGAATTCCATCGTGCCGCCCTGTCCGAGCATTTGTTGTAAGATTGGAGTTGGCATTGCTTGCGTATTTAGGGTAAATGTAGGTTAGGTCGGAATTTCACAAATGCTGTGGCTATACGGCAGTTGGAACGACAAGGTTGCCACCCACCCCGCTGTGCGGTCATCTCGGCTCTCTACAAACCTCGTAAGGCTGACGCTGGTACTTAGCGTCCACTCTTGCGTCGGGTCGTTTGTGAGGGCTGATATGAAGTCCTGAGCGATTTGTAGTTGGTCGCTCAAAACCTCGTCTTCGTTATCCTGCCAACCGAGCGTCGGACTGCCCGAAACCACGCCACCCATCGTGGCAATGGATTCCACTCGGTCGCTAAAATAGACACCCACAGTAAGGTTAAGGCTACCCAAATCCGTACTCGCTGACTGAACATCCGCGAATACCAACGGATAGACGATTCGCTCACGGCTTGGGGTTCGCAGGTTTATCGTGTTGTCGGTCCCGATTGCAAGCGGGTCGCCCGTCCCGAAGGAGTTTACTTGCGGATGAGCATTTGCAAGAGCAAGGAGTGCTTGCTTGATTTTTATCCATGACATAAGCCTGTAATTTCAGAATATTTTTTGAGTGCGCTCCCATGTTCAGCAGTTGTTGCAGTAAGGGTCATAGGGCCAAGGGCGGTCAAGTCCAGCACCACGGCGCAGGGTTCTTGCATCCAAGGCCATCCCCGTGTTGTAATTGGTTCCGTTGGGGTAGATGGTGTCCAAGGCCGATGGCGGGGAGTTGAAGAGCGGATAGTTGGCCTTCTGCTCCATGAGGTAGCGGGTGATTCGCTCCGAGTACCACTCGGCATCGTTCTTCACTTTGTCGGTGAGGCGGGTAATCTCGTCCATGGACATTTGGGAAGATTCCTCACTGGTTCTGCGGACCATTCCCTTGTTCATGTATTTAAAGGCCAATACCATGGGTAACTCGTAGTAGAGCCATTGCACCATGGCGGGTTGGATGTAGTCCTCCAATAGCGTCGTGTTCAATGCCGTGGTTGTGCCGCTGACCACTTGTCCCACCATTTCCGAGTACAGGGCAGACCCAACGATAGGCTGAATCCGCATCTCTTGGACCTTCACGATGGTGGGCCGAATCTGCGTAAAGGAAACATTCTCGTTGATTACGGAGTTGTCCAAGAGCGTTTGCTCGCTGATAAAGAGTGCCTTCATGCTTTCGTGATTTTGTTGCCTTTGCGGATTACCAACTGCTGCTCCCATACATGGCGGCATTGCGGGCGGTTCACTCCGCTGGCCGTATGATACCAACCCCCACGGCGGTTCCAAACGGAGTAGCCCATGATGTTGGAAATGCCGTTGATGTCGTCCCGTGTGTACACCTTGCCTTGGTCAGCGAGGTCCAACATGACCTTGCAGAACTCACGGCTCGTCCTCTTGTCCTTGTTGCTGAAACCAGCGGCCCAAGAGTATTTGTAGCGGACCTCCAACACGGGTTCATCCGTTGGCTTGGCTGCTTCCTTGGCGATTTGGTCCACGGCTCTTGCGATGGGGTAACGGTCTTTGGTTATCAAGTAGGCGACTCGCTTGGCGACCTTGGCTTTGCTGACCCCGAACTCCTTCGCCATTTCTTCCACCGATGCGTCCCGATTCTTCTTGCGGTAGGCTTCAATTTTTTTATCCAGTTCCTTTTCTTCCTCCCCCAGTTCAGCGAAGGCTTGACGCACTTGGTCGTCTAAGTCGGCATCAAACCTCATTGGCTTGCTATGCATGACCACATAGTCGTCGGAACTGCTCCCAAACTTGCTTGCAACCACCTCCAAGACCTTGAATTCCTCGTCCCCCCATCCGTAGTCCTCGGTGTCTTCCTCGCCCCATGTAGGCTCGGAAAACGCCTGCTCCTGCACTCCCAATAAGGTGTTCACTTCTTCGGGGGTCAAGCCGAAACCAGCGGACAACATGGTGCGGGCCATCTCCAAGGTGATTTTTTCTTGGGCGTAGTGACGGACGATTCGCATGAGGTTTTGGTACTCACGGCCCGATAGTTTCTTGATGTTGTCATTCCCCATCATGGCGGGGGTTTGCGGTTGCTCGTCGGGTTGGGGATTGGGTCCGACTACATCGG